CGTATTTAGCCTTATCGAACCCCTTCCTAAAGCGACTATCCTTAGAGACAATCGCCTGTCTTAACATTACGGGTTTCTCATCACTTCCTATCTGTGGCATTTTTTATTAACTAGCCTGAGTAGTTGTAATACCGTCTTGTACTTTACACATACCATCAAGATACCAGTTAGTTCCATCAGACCATACATGAGCAAAATCACCATGAACAGCTTTGCTTGCTACTAATGAGATAGTATCAGCATCTGTAACTGTAGCTACAGCACCTGCGGCATCTTCCGGTGAAGAAACATTACCTACGATGATGTTCGCACTTGAAGCCGTTACAACAGTATGAGTACCTGTGGGTTCTGTAGCGCCAACATAAAACCAATACTCAAGCCCTGCGGCAGGAGATGGTAAAGTTTGGATTCTAGCAGTTGCTGTATTCATAACGAAACGAGTGCCAGACTCCGCAGCAGTAATAGTATTTGCAGCTGTGATTGCCTCTGTATCAGAGGGCTTCTGAACTTTTTCAGCCAGTTCTCGGACATCGCTTGTCTTTGCTGAATTACGTCCAGTGTCTCTAATATTTACGATTGTCATATTCTTTTCCTCTTATTAATTATTTAAATGAGTAAGGTTCAAGGGAGCCGTTTATAGACTCCCTATTCCCATATTTTTTAGTCAATTCCGTAGAACGCTGACACAAGAGCATCGGCACGAAGTACTTTGGCCCCATATACATGGAGTCCTCGTACAATGTCGCCAAAGCTGTCGGGATCACGGATAACTTCAGTGCTAGTAATCGTTTGAGCAGTAGCAGTAGAAGACATATGTCCCCCAATACACTGACCAGCAGCATTACTAGTTGACGCTATGTTATTGGTCTTGTACATATCAAAACCACGCAGCTTGCCAGAGCTTACTAATCCATTACGGATAGAGCCTTGACCAGCGTTGTAGTCTACTGATAAGAGTTTAGAAGAACTTTGTACAAGAACTTCATAGAACTCTGGATTTGCTACAAACCAACGACCTTCGTCAGGCACATTGGATTCATCAAGAAGACGAGCCATGTGCGAGAGAACATCAATTGGGTCATGCTCAGAAGAGCCAAATCCAATATCAAGATTACCAGTACCGTCAAAAGTACCAGCAGCAAGGTCTGTTGCGCTGTCAGAACCAAGAATATGGTTAGGACTAGCAGCAGATACACCTCCAATCATTGTAGCAATAACACCTGCATCAAAAGCATCACGCAAAGCGTAAGCTGCTGAAGAGGTTGCTACGTCACGAAAGTTAACGTGTGACATATTCGTTTCAATATCATCAACAATGAACTTGAATGCGTTGGCAGTATCCACAACTAAATTGATCTCTTGATCAGTAAGCTTAGATTGTGTTACATTTTGCCCACGCTCATACTGATAAACAGTAATGGTCGGTTCTTTGATGATCCTGACCGTATCTCCAAAACCAGATATCTCACCAGCATAATCCGTATTGGTAATAGCTTCAACTACAGAAGCCTTACGGAAGAAGTTGAGTACCTGCTTGGAATATACCTTGGGCAGGAAAAACGAGTTTGTCTGTCCAGATACCGAATTAGCAAAGTTCGCATCCGTATCTGTCGAGGGTTCAAAAAATTGATCACTTTGGTTATAAGCCATATTAAATTACTCCTAATAATAAGTAGAAAAGATTATCCTTTACGAACTCTCCCTTCAGAAATAGCTTCACGAATATCCGCTTCGTGTTTATCAAACTGATCTAGGGACATCTTCGCAATTTCATTTTCTGTCCAGATACGAGGCTGTCGAGCATCTACAGAGGTTGTCTTGGTTGAGACAATATCTGCTGCGGATGACGATGTTTTCCGCCGCCTTTGACCTGAACGGTTCTTTTGAGTCCTTTGCTGTCCTTGTCCAGTTTCTAACTTATAAAGATCTAAGGCTTTAACGGCTAAAGTTACATCATCAGGATTATCATAGATCCAACCTTGTATTTGATTCGGCTGATCTTTGGCCCACGCATGAAAACTATCAGTACCTCTTATCTCATCAAAATCAGGGTGACGTTCATGTAGAGAAGATTCAGCTTCCCTCCTTGCAATTTCAGATTCTCTTTGTTCAATAAACGAGAGCTTTCCTTTTAAGGATTCTATCTCTTGCTGGCTTCTTAAGTGTGCTACAGTTTCTACCGTATCGTACAGATCGGGATATTCCTGTCTAAACCTTTCAAGTTCTTCTTGAGATTTAGGAGCTTGATAGGCTGGTTCAGCTTCTCTTGCGTCCTCAATAAGTTCTTGTTCTCTCTTTTTAAACTCAGAAAGTTTAGAGTCGTAATGTTTCTTTAAATCATCGTACCTCTTTTTATAGTTAGTGTTTTGGTCATTATCATTAGGGGCCGCATTCTTTTTTCGTTTGCGGGTGGCCTTCTTTTGCTGGAGGTCTGGATCATCCTCTTCATAATATAGGCCGTCTGCGTCTGCACGTTTTGGGCCGTCTGGCGTATGCCAAGATTTTTTTCTATTATAAGGGTTTGCTACTTCTTCCTCTTCTTCCTCCATGTATTGTTCGGACATAAATTACTCTCCTTTTCTACGGGGCTTGTGTGATCTTATTCAAGGTAGCCAATTTAAAACGTCTTTAAAATTTGGGGCTTGTGTGATACAAGGTAGCCGTATATGTTTTTTTTATCTTCGAGATCCTGCAACGCTTGGCATTCGATTAGCACCTAGCATAGACTTATGAATCTCTTCATTGTCGTCTTCTGCTAAAGGTACTCCCCTTTCATCCCCATAAGGATCATCAGGGTTATCGAGTAAACCTCCTCCTGCATATCTCTCTTTCTGTAAACCACCATGCTTCTCCGATTCGCGTTCAGCATCATCCATCATTTCTTGAAGATTATCTGCGCCAATCTCATCGGTGGCTTGTTCGGTGACTACAAACTCTCCGTCCGACAGTCTTGCCGGAATCGAGTCTGATACACCAGTTCCGGGGCCTTCAACTTCTCCAGCCCCAGAAAACTCAGAAGCAGTATCCATAACTTTGTCAAATATAGCACTTAGTTCTGGATCTGATTCTAAAGCATTCATTAAATATTCTTGTTCTGTATCATCTAAAGACTCTCCTAATATAAAGCCTACATGATCTTCTTCCATAGATTCGTCTGGAAGCTGTTCGGCCTCTTCTATAGCCTCTATCTCGTCTTCAGGAGCTACTAGCATAGAGGACATATCTCCTCCTTCAGCCCTTCTTCCTCGCCTCTGCGCTCCTGCTCTTTGTCCCGGAGGTGTTCTTTGCTTTGTAGAGCCTGTCAAGTCTCCGTGTATTGCTGTAAGCTCTGTAACTTTATCAGGTGTTTGACCCGTTTCAGTAGAATACTCCTGTGCTTGACGTAAAAGGTTCTGTTGGGCTTGGCTAAGAGGCATTTGATACTCCTTCTGTTACGGTTATATTTATGCTAGGCATTGTCTTTTCTCTCCATAGCTTCTTTAATGTTATCCTTCAACTGCTCTAGGCGTACCAGAGAATTCAGCCTCCCCTGACTGCGGTACATTTCCAGTTCCGATGTTGCCACCGCCAGTACCTGTAACTCCAAGTTCTTGAGCGTTTGGAGGTACTCCTTCAGGGGTTCCCATACCTCCCGGTTGTTGACCATTGGGGCCAGCTTCCGGGCCAGTTGTTTGTCTAGCATTATTTTGAAGTCCTATTATTTGAGCCATGATAGCTGCTTCTTCAGGGTCGTTCATTAGTTCATCAGGATCTAAATCAAGACTGTAAGCAAGCTCACCAATTAGCTTGTTCATTTTAATGAAAGGTGCAATAGCTGGATTCTGAGCCGTCTGTAAGAACGTAGTTAAACGTTGTGACCTTACTTCTTTCTGCATTAAGCTATTTGTACCCGTGGCTTTTACTTCTAAGTCTCCTTGAACGTCTACTTTAGATTCTAGGAATTGCATATTCCATTGAAAGTAGGACTCTCCTAAAGGCTTTAAAAGGAAATCGTCTAAATTCTTTATGACTGTTTTTATGTTTAAAGAGGCTGCGCCTAAAAGCATTGACATCCCCGAAGCTGTCCTTGTCATACTCTGAACACCTGTCTGACCATGCGAATAACTTGGTATGCCTGTCTGTTCGTCTGCTAACTGCCTAAACTTATCAAACATCATCATGTTTTCTTGTGAGGTATTAGGGAACTTCAAGCCATTTATCGCTTGTCCCGGCATTCCTGCTTGCCTTCTGAATATCTTACCCGGATAAATCTCCATGCTTTGGCCGCCTACTAAGGCAGTTTCATCTACATCAAATACAAGAGAGCCTGATAGGGCCAGATTATCTATTGCCATCCTTGCGTGACCATTCATGATCTTTTGGGAGTCGTCCATGTTCTCAGCGACTCCGATACCAAAGAAACTATAGGGATTTCGCTCATAAGGGAAGGAATGATAAGGAAGTCTAAAGGGTGTAAACGGATTAACGACCCCTCTCAATAGTTGGCCATTACATATCCAAGCATTTATCTGTACTTCATCAAGATCATCTACTTCATCTGGCACTTCCATACCAACTTGACGCGCATACTCAGCATCCATTACTCCCCAGTACTCTAAGACTTCAAATTGTCCAGCGCCATAGGCTTCTGATCGATGATCATCCTTTAATTCTTGTTCGTACCCCTTTTCCTCATAATTAGACCCTATTGATAGGGCTTCTCTTATAGCCTCTTTATCGAAATAGGGCATTTTTGCTAAGGATCGTATCTTAGTTCTGTTCATCTTATGCCTATGAAAGACATATTCGCACTCATTTATGTTAGTAGCGTTAGGGTCTGGAAAGAAATCCCATATACTTACAAACTCTATTCTAGGAACCCTGACATCTACAGGTTTATAGGTTCTTATACCTTCTTCGTCATCTTCCCATCTATTTAAAGTCTTATTAAAATTAAATGGGCCTTTTATAATGCCTGTACCGAATAAAGCAGACTCAAAGAGAGAACTACGAATTTCACTAGCACCACTAGATTCTTCAATTTGATCATGTATTAACCTTTCCATCCTTCTTGCTGCTGCTTTAGCCGGACTAACTTCTGGATATGCTGGGTTCGCACTTGGCCCTTCTGTGAGGTGTCCTTCCTTTTCTGCTTGAGTTTCAAGAGATACGACTGAAAATTTTCCTTGGTTGTAGGTCGCTCCCGCCTTAAGTACACGCCCGTCACCTTCGTAACCAACATCATATGGGGACTCCTCCTGCTCAGTTTCATTGTCTGTTTCTCCTTCAATAGACCCTTCTTCTTGTTGTTGCCCCGGTTCTGAAGTTTCTAAGCCCGGAGTAGGGTTCTGCATGTCAAGATGTGCATACTCT